CCGTGATGTGTGGGAAGAAATTTTCCTTGGTCAATACCTTCAAAGGTTGATGAACTTCGACTTCAATGCAGATGAATTTCACCTGCTTCTGATCCGTGGCGGCGTCGTGGTAGAAGGATATTCCACAGCGCTTGACGACAAAGACCTGAGCCGCGGGGTCCTGAGAAATTTGACCCAGCGATTCGGTGAGTTGCTTGATCGTTTCATCAGAAACATTTCTCCCGAAAAATTCGAGGGTAATGTGGAACTCTCCCTTCGTAAGGAGACGTGGATCAGAGAGGAGAGCTTTCAACTCCGTATGCTCACTGGCACATTTTGCCAAAAGCTTTTGCAAATCGCCCACGACTACTTCCGGGTCGAAAGAAGAGCCAATGTAGAGCGGACTCTGGCTTTTAGACTTTCCCTTGGCGTCCTTCCCCTTGATGTCCTTTCCCTTGATGTCCTTTCCCTTTGGACTCGCGCCCTTGGGTGTCGCGCCGCCCTCCGAAACAGGACTGCTCATCTTAGAAAACAAATAACATATAATAATAAGATCAAGACATAAAATATTTTTCAATTTTTCTTAATAGTAAACTAAATATTTGTTATTTGAACCAAATAACAAATATTTATCTAAGTATATTCAATATTTGTTATTCATATTAAGATCTATTTGGTCGTTAAAATAATTATAAAAATATATTCATTTAATTTATAAAAACTATAAATTAGATGAATATCTTAGTTTACGGATCAAATGGATGGATAGGATCACAAGTAATTGATTATTTGAACAAAGAAAATATTACATATTGCAAAGGATCTTCTAGAGTTGATAATCTAAAAAATTTAGAGGATGAAATTAATAATATCAAACCAAGTCATATTTTATCTTTGATTGGGCGTACACATGGGAAAATAGACGATAAAGTATACACAACTATTGATTATTTAGAAGAGGAAGGGAAATTAGTTGATAATGTCAGAGATAATTTATATTCACCATTATCCTTGGCCATTCTATGCCAAAAACATAATATTCATTTTACATATTTAGGAACTGGTTGTATATTTGAATTTGATGATGAACATCATTTTGGACAAGAACAAAATGGATTTACAGAGGATTCTAAACCGAATTTTTTTGGATCATCGTACTCGATAATAAAAGGTTTTACTGATAGACTAATGCATCTATTTCCAAATACTTTAAACTTACGTATTCGAATGCCAATTAATACTGAAGCAAATTCTAGAAACTTTATTACAAAAATCACCTCATATGAAAAGATTTGTTCAATACCAAATTCAATGTCAGTCTTGCCCGTATTAATACCAATTGCGATTGATTTAATGAAAAATCATCATACAGGAACACTAAATTTAACAAATCCTGGTTTAATATCTCATAATGAAATCTTACATTTATATAAACAGATAGTTGATCCAAAATTTGAATGGAATAATTTTACAATTGAAGAACAAAACCAAATATTGAGTTCAAAACGTTCAAATAATTATTTGGATACGAGTTTATTGGAAAAATTATATCCGAATATTCTAAGAATCAAAGAAGCAGTTATCCAATGTTTAGAATCATATCCAAAACCAGTATCAAAATCCATAATCCAACCGATCCAACTGATCCAACCAATCCAACCAACAATCTTAACAAATAGTTCTGAAACAAATTTATTGGTAACAGGTGGTTATGGTTTTATTGGTTCTCATTTTATAAATCATATGTTTGATACCTATGATAAAATAAATATAATTAATATCGATGCAATGTATTATTGTGCCTCAGAAAACAATGTTAGATCTGATATAAGAGAATCTAAAAGATTTAAATTTATCAAGGGGAATGTATGTTCCTTTGACTTGGTTCAACATATTTTAAATGAATATAATATTAATTATGTTATTCATTTTGCTGCTCAATCACATGTTCAAAATTCATTTTCGGATGCCTTACAATATACTCAGGATAATGTAGTAGGAACACATACCCTACTAGAGGCATGTAGAATTCATAATAGGATTAAACGTTTTATTCATGTATCGACGGATGAGGTATATGGAGAATCAATGTTAGATGTAGATGAAAAACATAAGACGGAATTTTCAGTATTATGTCCAACAAATCCTTATGCAGGAACGAAGGCGGGTGCTGAATTAATTGCTCAAACGTATCATCATTCATTTGGCATGCCAATTATAATAAGTAGAGGTAATAATGTATATGGACCAAATCAGTATCCGGAAAAATTAATTCCAAGATTTATTAAACAATTAAAATCTGAAAAGAAAGTAACAATTCAAGGTGATGGATTGGCTTTAAGAGCATTTTTACATGTATCAGATACCGCAAAGGCCTTTGATATAATATTATCAAAAGGTAAGATTGGTGAGATATACAATATTGGTTGTGATGAGAATATGGAATATTCTGTACTAGATGTTGCAAAAATTCTAATAAAACAAATAAAAGAAACACAAGAGTATCATAATTGGATAGAGTATATTGAAGATAGACCATTTAATGACGCTAGATATTATATTTCTAATCAGAAATTGAAAGATTTAGGTTGGGAGATTAAGATAGATTTTTTGGATGGTTTAAATAGTTTAATTTAATTAAATCAAAAAGTTTAAAATAAAGATATTTTTTAATCTTTTTGGTTCGCGATTATTTAATATAAAAATATTATATAATTTTAATATATGAATAATATTCTCATTACAGGAGGATCAGGATTAGTTGGTTCTGCAATTAAATCTATTTATAATAATTATCCAAATTATAATTTTATTTTTTTATCAAGTTCTGATTGTGATTTAACTGATTATAACCAAACATTAAAATATTTTCAAAAAACTAAACCTGATTTAGTAATACATCTTGCTGCAAATGTAGGAGGTCTTTTTAAAAATATGACTCAAAAAGTACAAATGTTTGAAATAAATCTAATGATTAATTTTAATGTAATTAAAGCATCATATAATGTTGGTGTTAAAAAACTAATTAGTTGTTTATCAACTTGTATTTTTCCTAATAAAACATCGTATCCTATGAATGAAAATATGGTACACGATGGAGTTCCACATTTTTCAAATGATGCATATGCGTATGCAAAAAGAATGATAGAAATACAATCAAATGCATATAATGAACAATATGGTACTAATTATATTTGTATAATACCTACTAATATTTATGGACCTCATGATAATTTTAATTTATCAGATGCACATGTTATTCCTGCCTTAATTCATAAATGTTATTTGGCAAAATCTAATAATGAATCATTTATTGTAGCTGGAAGTGGTAAACCATTAAGACAATTTATATATTCTGAAGATCTTGCTAAATTAATTATATGGTGTATCGAAACATATAATGAAAAATCTAGTATAATATTATCTGTAGATGAATCTAATGAAATATCAATAGGTGATATCGCAAAAATAATTGCCACAAAATTTAATTATATTGAAAGATTAGAATTTGATAAAACAAAATCAGATGGTCAATATAAGAAAACTGCAGATAATTCAAAACTAAAATCATATTTACCTAATTTTGAATTTACTAAAATAGAAAATGGATTATCCAAAACTATTGATTGGTTTATTAATAATTATGATAATTGTAGAAAATAATTATTAATAAACCAATCAATAGTTTTGGATAATCCATTTGTAATTATTTAGTATATTCATTTAATATAAATATTATTTAGATATATTTATATCTGAATAATACAAATATGTTTAAAAATAAATCATAATAATATAGTATTATATATATATTATTATGAAAATAGCATTTGTTACAGGTATAACAGGACAAGATGGTTCTTATTTAACGGAATTACTTTTGGAAAAAAATTATAAAGTTCATGGATTAATTAGACGATCATCTTTAATTAATACTGAACGCATTGATCATTTATTAACAAATCCAAATTTAAAATTACATTATGGCGATATGACAGATAGCTCTTGTTTATTCATGTGTCTTAATCTAATAAAAACATTGTATCCAAATATGGAGGTATTAGAAGTGTATAATCTTGCTGCTCAATCACATGTTAAGGTTAGTTTTGAAATGCCAGAATATACAGCAGATACTGATGCATTTGGTACTTTAAAATTATTAGAAGCAATTAGAAATAATAATTTAGAGAAGATTACAAGATATTATCAAGCATCAACATCTGAATTATATGGTTTAGTTCAAGAAATACCTCAAAATGAAAAAACACCATTTTATCCAAGATCACCTTATGGTGTGGCAAAATTATATGGGTTTTGGATAGTTAAAAATTATAGAGAAGCATATAATATGCATTGTTCAAACGGTATTTTATTTAATCATGAATCAGAAAGACGTGGTCATAATTTTGTTACTCGTAAAGTAACAATTGGTTTAGGAAAAATCTTAAAAGGAGAAGAAGATAAGCTAATTATGGGTAATATTGATTCGCTTAGAGACTGGGGACATGCCAAAGATTATGTTGAAGGAATGTGGTTGATATTACAAAATGATGTTCCTGATGATTATGTATTAGCAACTGGTGAGATGCATTCTGTAAGAGAATTTATAGAAAAAGCATTTAGTAATAAGGGATTTGATATTAAGTGGAAGGGTACAGGTATAGAAGAGATAGGGTATGATGAAAAAACAGGAAGAGAACTAATATTTATAGATGCGAAATATTTTAGACCAGCAGAAGTAGAATTACTATTGGGTGATTCTACAAAAGCAAAAAATATTTTAAAATGGAAACCAAAAATTAAATTTGATGAATTGGTAAAATTAATGGTAGATGCTGATTGTAATTAAATAAAGAATATAATGTGTATAAAAAATTTATTTTTTTTATAAAATATATAATATTATGATCAATATTTACAATCCAAATATATGTAATTATTCTGAATCTGCAATTAATGCTATAAAAAGTGGTTGGATTTCAAATCACGGAGAATATGTAAAAAAATCCACTGATAAATTTAAGGAATATTTAAATGTAAAACATATTATTCTTATGGCGAATGGTACATGTGCAACACATGCATTATTTTTAGCGCTTAAATATAAATATCCTAATATTAATAAAATATATGTATCAAATAATTGTTATGTGGCAGCATGGAATGCATTAATAATGGAATATAATGAAACAATTATAGATGTTATGAAGATGGATATAGACACATGGAATATAAATACAGAAGAAAATTATATTAAATCTTTAGATATTGGAGCTGCTGTATTAATTGTCCATAACTTAGGAAATATTGTAAATGTTCCTAGATTAAAAAAAATTAGACCAGATTTAATTTTTATTGAGGATAATTGTGAAGGTTTATTCGGTATTTACGATGGAGTTAAATCTGGTACTTCGGATTCTTCATTATGTTCATCTGTCTCATTTTATGGTAATAAGATAATAACAACTGGCGAGGGAGGTGCATTTATGACGAATGATACAGATGTATATAATTATATTTTGAAAGCATATTCACAAGGTTTATCTGCAACAAGATATTTACATGACACTCATGCATATAATTATAGAATGACCAATGTTCAGGCAGCATTTTTATATGATCAATCAAATGATGTAGATAATATTTTAGCAAACAAAAAAAAAATTTTTGATAATTATGAAAAATTATTAGAACCATTAATTACAACTAATAGAATTAAATTATTTAAAAAAGAAGATAATACAGAAAATTCCAATTGGATATTCTCCTTGAGAATTGTAGACAATTTTTTAAGTATTGATGAAACTTTTGATTTTTTTAAAAATAAAGGAATAGATACCAGGCCATTTTTTTATCCAATTAATCATCATAATCATTTAAAAAATATTAAATTTAACGATAATGTATCATATAAATTAAATTCAGAAATAATAATGATACCGTCGTCGCCAGATATAAAGTATGAAGAACAAGAGTATATAGTTGATAGTATCAATCAATTTATTATTTATATGGATACAAAATATACAAATATTAATAATAATTTAAATGTATTAATATTTCCTTCTGGTTCAGGTGTATCAAAAGAAATATTTGATGCTTTAAAATATATACGATGGATTAATATATATGGTATGGAGAGTGATGAGCAAAATTTTTCTTATTATCA